AATGTTTAAAATTGTTTCAATCATATATGAATTTATGAAAATTGTAAATTTTGAACTACATAACTATCGCCTGCACCGCCTGCTCCGCCTGCACCGCCGTTATCAACGCCACCACTGCCACCCGCTCCGCCTGAACCTGCTGTAACAGTTTTAGTTACGCCATTATCAGTCAATGTTCCATTATAAAGAATATAAATTTGACCAGCTGAACCGCCACCACCACCACCTCCACCATAATTTCCACCAGCTGAACCTGCTGTTCCATTACTGCCAGCCACAGTTAATGTTGATGAAGCTCCAAATGTTAAATTTCCAGCGACTTGTAATATAATAATACCACCGCCTGCACCGCCTGCTCCGCCATTTACAGTATCGTGACCTGTTCCACCGCCTGCTCCGCCTGAACCAACAGCATTAAAAATAGCACATAAATTTTGGTCTATATGTTGATCATATCCTGTCAATGCAGAACCACCTGTTCCAGCTATCCCTCCACCACCTATCTGTGTTCCATTACTTCCAGCTGATTGATGTCCACCTCCACCTCCACCTCCACCAGATTGATTGCTACCACCTGCTCCTCCTCCTATTCCATTATGAGTATTGCTATCAAAAAAATTAGCTTTATATCCTTGCGTCCCAGCTGTCCCACCTCCGCTTCCTGTCCCACCCGCACCCGCCACTCCTCCTTTTCCTGCCATACTAATTGTTCCATTTATTACTACATCACCATTTACTTTTATCCATAATATACCTCCACTGGATGCTACATTCGTTGCTCCTAATGTTTGTCCAACATTGATAGTTAAAGAACTGTATTGTTTGATTAAAACATTTGCAGAATTAAAATTTAAATTTTCAGAACTTGAAATAGTCTTTACTCCATCTGAACCATCCCCACCAAAAGCCAAAGATAAAAACGAATAATCAAATTTACCACTTGCGTTTAATTTTGCTACTTTGCCAGAATCGCCAGCCCCAGCTGATGAACTTATAAAGTCTGAAGCGATTGCGTCTGATCCTGCTGATATTGACATATGATTAAGTTATTAATTTTTTAAAATTCATTTTTTGGAGGTCTTTTTGTTTTTCAATAATTTTCGTTTTGCCTCCCATATTTATGCTAATTACTTTATGCTCATAACTCAACCGTTTAATAAAACGGACGATCCATATTTCTGCGTCCATATTTAATTCGTCTTGATCAAATTCCGCTTCCACTGTAAATTTAATTATTTTTTTTCCTCTTTTTTTTGGCATAAATTTAGTTAACTGTATATTGTACGGCCACCGTCATTGATTCAGTCGCTAACTTCGTCCATCCCCCTGTTAAAGCGTGAGTGAATAGCTGTCCTGTATCCGCGCCTGCCGCGCCATCTATGAAAGTACCGAACTCTTGGTATGTTCCGTTTGTGTCTGATTTGCTATAAAAGAAATCAATAAAAGCGTCCTCATCTGAATAGTCAACGGACGCTGTAACTTTTCTGAATACTTCTGTATTAAGTGTTGTGTCTGAATTCGCTGGTGCTGTTGCGCTTGATCCAAGCGCGCCATAATTTATCACGCCAGTATATGTCAAAGTATTTGCTAATCTTTGAGCAATCACAGAACGACCGACTATTGCGATTAAATTAGTTATTTCATATTCTCTAACTTGAAAAAGTTTTTTTAATTCTGCCACCATCTCTAAATAAATTTTGCGGTGTTTTCTTAATTTAAACAAAAATGCTTTTGCCAGCATTTCCCTTTGCGCCAAACTAATTAAATTTGAAAAATTCAAAATTGGTTTTTTTAAAATATGCTGTTCTATTTCAGTTTGAATTTCAATCGATCTTTTTGATCGCATATCAAAAACCGAAGCGATATGCTTTCCAATAATTTTAAATTGTGACTTGTTTTCTTTTTTCATAATTTTAAAGTTATCCCCACTCAAACAAATCCCAGACCGCTTTTTTTGTAGCGCTTGGAGCCCACTTAAATGGCGGAGTTACATTCGTGCGGATTATCGCTTCCGCGATTGTTATTGATTCTGAAACGCTTCTCAAATTACCGTCTTTTGTTATTGTTTCCTCTATTGTCATGGTTTCAGCGATTGCTTCTATCCTGTCAATTTCCTGAGTATCCAATTCCACATCCTCTTTGCTTGCCAGCGATTCCAGCCACTCTTTTACTCCTGTTAATTTACCTCCGAACTTCACACTATAATTATACTCTATATTTGTCCCATCTCCTAATAAATTGATATTAACTTCTTGTATTAAATACTCTGTGTCGCTATTTATATTCCATGTCGGCAGGTTTACTGTTAGAAGTTGACCCGGTATAAATATCGTCCCTGCTTGTAATAATCCTGTTCTGGTTCTAAATTCTCCAAGTATCAACGGATCCGCGTATTCTCCTAAAATTTTAAGCGCTCTTTGTCTGGCTTCTTTTTTTGATTTAATGCTTGGTTCTTTGAACGAATAAGCGTGTATACCGTCTCCGCCCTCTATCACTTTCATGGCCGCGATGCTGGTCGCGCTTTTCAAAGAAACAATTATCGGAACTTGATATTTATAACTGACTTCTATTTCGTCGCCTGTTCCCGGCGTTCCTGTTGTGGCTGTACAGCGAATATACTTTTCCTGATAATTAAACATAAAATCATTTCCTGTATCTTCGTCCAATGGATCAATGCCATAATTTTTACTAACTGTATTTAATTTTATGAATTCCATTGTTGTCGGTTTTTCTCTTAATATCCATTCCCTTGCTTTCCCGTCTCCTTTGAATGTCTGGCTGAAATAACTTGAGGTTTCTTCTTTTCCCCCTTTTATAATTATGTAATTTTTAACTTGACTTACATCGTATTGAATGCCAATATCTAAAAAATTGTTACTGCTATCGGTTATGCTCTCAGTGGCCGCTGTGTATAATTTTGATTGAAAATAAACCTTTTTGTCATATCCTATCCACCATTCATATCCAGTTTCTTTAGCCAATTTTTCAAAACATTTACGGAGATTTATATGATCAAACGCAATTGTATTAATTGTTGGTCCAGTCTGTATGTTATCGGTATTTAACGAATATCCGCTATCAACATATTCGCTGAGTAAATCCTCCGCTATATACTCAAGCGTTTGATTGGCATAACTTTTCTGCGCGTTTTTGTTTACTAAAATCCAACTGTAATCTGCCGCCTCCACTTCGTAAATAAACATTTGCCCCTCTCCTACTTCTAACGGATTAACTTTTGTGATATAACCACCAAATAAATATCTTGATCCGTCTTTTAATACAATTTCCTTGCCTTCTTGAGGGATGCTCTCGCCTGACTTTTTTGTGATTGTTAAATTAAGCGTATTAACTTTACTGGCCAATCGCTCTTTTATTTTTGCCGAGTTGGTTTTATACTGTGGCAAAAAATCAGCACCGTTGATTGTTAATGTCAACATATTAAGCTTCAATATTATTATTTAAAATTACCCCTCTCAAGATGCGCTCTATCTGATTTTCTATTCGCTCTAAATCATCATCGCTCCTAACTATAGGATTATTTATATTCGTGATAATTGTCGCTCTGCCTCCTCCTCCTACTTTGGATCTTGGTATAATTTTTTCTCCTCCATGCGCCATTATCGGAACTGCTTGACTTGGCACACCCGGCACAATTCCGCCGTGCTGAAATCCGAGAGCACTCTTTGCTTTGCCAAAAACACCGCTTGCAAAATCACCTGTCGCTTTGATTGGTTTTGACACAATGCTTTTCATTTTATTCCATAAATTAATTGCTTTTTCTACTTTTTTTCCTATCCAATCAACCGCGCTACCAACTGTATCTTTTATTTTTTCCCATATAATTGCTCCTGCTACTTCAAGCGCCCACCAATTATCAATTATTTTTTTTACAAAAAATATTAAACTTCCTATTACTACAATGACTAATCCAATCGGTCCAGTCAAAAGCGTAAAGCCAGAAATAATTGCTGGCAAAGCCAAACCAAGTAAACCAATCACGGCAACTAATGCGGTTAATCCTGCCGTTGCTATTATAATTGTTTTTGTAAGTTTTGGATTTTCTTTTATCCATTTTATTACAATTTCAACAATAGGAGTAATTTTTCTTAGCAAATCATTAAGAACAGGCATTACTGTCGTTCCAATAGTAACTTTCAAATCAGCCCATTCAGCATTTTGTTTTTGAATTGCCCCGCTTAATCCTCCAGAAGACACTGCAACATTTCTGTATTTTTCTTCTCCTTGCTCCAATACGGCATTAAGAATAGCTGTTTTTTGTTCGACGATTGTTAATTCGTTGGCGGTTTTTCCTAAACTTTCCGCATAATCACTATAAACTACACCTGTTTTTAAAACGATTCCCAAATTATCTAATATCATAGGAGAAGCGCGTCCAACACCAGTGACTAAACTTTCAAACATAAATTCAACATCCTGTCCTGTGGCTCTGGAGGCCTTTTTAGCAAGTGTTGCCATTCTTGTAAAATTCGCCCCAAAATCTCCCATTGATTCTTTACCAATCAATGATCCTGCCTTTACTGCTTTTTGAATAATATCCATATTTGACACAGTTCCTCTGGTCGCCTCTTTTACTCTCTCAATAATTTCTTCACTGCCAACACCAAAATCTTTTGCCATACCGTTCCAAGCGTCACTAACGCTTTCAAATCTGCCTGCTTCTTTTGCAAATTTTCCAACACCAATGGCAAGACCAGTAAAAGCCACGCCTCCAACAGCCGACATTTTTTGAAAAGTTGGTTTCATTTTATCCATACGCCCTTTAAAAGTCTGCATGTCTTTTTGTATTTTTGCAAAAACTTTGTCTGTTTTATTTTTAGCATCTATTACAATTGTCATTGAATTGTCGCCAAACATAGCCATATATTTTATCCTTTATTTTTTAATTCTTCCTGCTGTGATTTTGTCGCATCAATCTTCATTCGTTCTATTATCAAATCTATAAACCACGACGGCTGAGATTCATAAGTAAAGTAATCCCAGCCGTATTTTTCACAAATTATTATCATTATCATTTGACCAGTAATTCTTCCCGCTATGTAATCTAATTTTGTTTTTCGGAGGGCTTTTTTTTTTCTGAAAGTTTGTCAATATACTCTTTAATTTCTCCAAAATCAACAGCTGGCAAATCAAGTATTTTATTGACAATATCATCAGTTTTGTCATCTATTGATTTAACAACCGTTTCTATAGATCTGTCTTCAGCCATTGCTATCTGTTTGCTTTTCATTGTAGTTCCAATTTCTTGCTCTTTTCCGACTTGTTTCAATTGTATTTCGTCAAAAAAAACTTCTTGAATATGTCGCAATTCACGACCTGTTATATAAGTACTGACTTTTATTTTGTAGCCATTACTTGTTTTTAAAATCTTTGTTTCTCTTTGGTTTTCTTCTCCCATAAAATTAATATTAAATTAAATTAAATTATTAAGATGGTGTGTATGTTGCGTCAGCAGCATTTTCTTCTTCGTTGGTTACTAATGCTTGAATCGCGTATGTTTCTGTTGCGTTATATTCAACTTCAAATTCTTGAGTTAAAACTAATAGACCGTCAATGTTGAATTCTTTTGGCGGTTTTGTCAATACTAATCTGGCAAGGTTTATTCTGATTTCCTCATATTTTGTAGCACCGATTAAAGCACCTGTCATCTGAATGACTGCCGCGTTTTTAGTGTTAGCTTTATATTTAGCCAATTCGGTTGCGTCTTCAAAATGTAATGAATAACTTCCAGTAATTTTTTGTCTGCCCGGTATTATGCTTCCTGCCAATGCTTCATTGCTTCCGCTCATGAATGCTTCGTCAAGCATTATATTATTATTAATGTTTAATGAAAATGATTTGACCGGTGTCGCGCTTTGGCTCGCCGCATCAGTGACGCTTGTGCCGAATTTAATTGTCACTTGATGATATGCGAATTCTGTTTCGTCTGTGTATGCTTCTGTGACCGTTCCCGTGTCAGGATACATGCTGATAATGTCCGCAGTCATTTTTGCGTAATCATCGCCGACTTCTATTGCCAAAGTATTAATTATGCAATTTGCATATCTCTCAGTAATAATCGCGCCTTCTTCAGATAGCAAAGTAAATGACTTGTGGCTTGCATTGCTGTTCTGTTCGCTGATTGTATGTTGCCATACTCCAGCTTCAAGCAACGCTGTCGCGACTGTTCCCCCTAAAGCTAAACGCAATAAATAAGGAGCGATCTCAACATTAGGTACAACACTCAATGATCCCTCTCCGTATTTTCTACGGATCATGCTATTTGACGATTCATTCCGAACACCTCTTGCCGCTGTAAATAATGATTTTTCAACGATTGGATTCATACTAAAATCCAGCCATTTTGGATAGATTGCCGCAGTTATCGCAGTCCCAGCAGCCACTTCTATCCCAAGTCCTATATTAACTTGTGTCCCGCTTGTTTTAGCCATATATTTTTAATTAATTATTAAATTATTTTTTATCAATTTTCTCAACTGGATTGATATGCCTATTCGCAAGAATGGCTTTCGCAATATCCTTGTCTTCAGGCAATTCTTTAATTTTCCCTTTTTTAACAGACCAGCCAAAAGAAGGAAAGCTAATTGTTTTTTTTGATGTTACTTTCATATAATTATCTTAATTGAATAAAAGATGCGACAAATTCTATCTGACATTCCATAGCCCACATATCTGGTGCGCGCTTGCCGATGGTCATTCCGTAGTCAGCTCGCGTGATAGTGGTTAGATCGGTTCGTAAATTTTTGGCTGCGTCTACTATTAAATTATTACGCAGAATATGGAGAATGGAATCAGTCTTTAATTTTAAAGTATCCGATTCTCTACCTTCAATTATATTATACAATGAATTTATTCCCGGAGCAAATTCTTTATCGTCTTTTATGTCTGCGCGAATATCTGTAATCACAGTTAAAATCATTGCGATGCCGTGTTCGTCTTCAGCGTTTGATAATTTGCCAATTCGCGTTTCATTTTTACTAATAATCAAAGCTGGCAAATTGCTTATTGGAACGCGTATCGGATCTCCAATATAAAATGCTTTGAATATATTTGTATTCGCTTTTATCAAGTCTATGTAGCTTTTAATAATCGGATCATTATATGGTTGCATATTATTTTAATTTTTTTCTAAAATAAGTGTGAAATATTTTTTGAACCAGCTCTCTTTGCTGATGCCCGAGTTTCAACATTACGCGTCTTGGCAGTTTATGTCTTGGTTTATTGCTCTGATGATATTTAAAATAAACAGCTGAATTCCAGATTGCCGCCATGTCTGATTTATAAAGCGTTTTAAACGATCCGCGCATTTTGCCAGTTGCTTCCAAAATTCCCTTGCCCGGATATTTACGCGCCTTGACTGCCGCGTATGCTGAATCAAGCGGTTTCCAATTTTCGCCGATGACATTACCTTTTGTCTCAAATACTTCTCTTGAATATATATTTTTTAATTCTTCGGCTGTCTTTTTAAATGCTGGTTTCCAATCTTTGAGTTCTTTTTCTATGCCTCGTAATTTACGGGATAGTTGTTTCTCGCCTTCAATTGAAAAATTTAATTCCATATTAAAATTTATCGCTCATACTAAATTTAGTAAAATCATCGTCTCCGTCTTCTATGGAGTCATCTGGGTAACCTTTGAGCCTGCTAACAGTTGAGCCAGCTTTGGCTAATTCTGCGTTATCTGAATCAAGTAAAATCTGTTTACTGTTTTTAATTGCTTTTAATAAAGCGCGCGCTTCTCCCAACCATTTTTTACCTTCGCCGTCAACTCCCATTTCCTCATAATCAATATAACCTGCCGCAAGCAATATACAAATTCTTTTTATAAGATCAGGGATCTCTGACAATGGCAAACTATAACTGGAAAAGATTATTGAATTTATTTCGCTCTCTGCTTGTTTCCTTTTAGCTTCAATGCGACCGTCATCTATAAACGGATTGTCTGCCAATCCTGCGTGTTTCCTAATTGCAAAAATTGACGCATAGCGTTTGCTGTCGTCTGCAAGGACTGCGTCAGCATCGTCTTTTGAAGTTTCGTCTGTTGTTGTGCTATTATAATAAGTCGCTTTGAAATATGTATATCCCTCCGTGCCAGTGTATTCTAATTGCGTGCCTTGTGGATCATCCACTTCAATATCAACTGGCGAGCCATCATCTGTCAATTCGTTATAAGTTCCTCCCTCCGATGTCGCGCCATAAATTTTGCGTTTATTATATCTGAATACTGTGATTGATTCGCCTTTTTTATGATCAAACTTCAAAGTGGCCACTTGAACATTCGTGTTGCCTGAAACAGCCGCGTTGATTTGCTCTAACTCACAAATTTCTTTTCCTTCCGTTCCAATAACTATAAAAGTATTCTCAGCCATTCCGCTATTATTTTTTAATGTCAGTGAAACATTTGAGCCAGCCGAAGCGTCAGCGTCCAACTCTGTTCGCTCTATTTTAATAAAATCTTCTGTTATTGCTATTAAATTTTTCATAGGATTGTTTTGTTATTTTTTGTTTTTAAAATGGTTTTGTTTTTTTCTGTCGTCAAAATTGTTTTATTTTTTGTCGTCATCAGAACAACTCCCTTTTTCCAAACTCTTTTTGCAATTTTAAAAAAACGCAGAACGCTATTGAATTGAATTGTATTAAATGATATATTATTCATTTTTTTATATGGTGCCAACCCTTGATTTTAGGATTAACACTTGATAAATATAATTGATATAAATCGTCAAACCAACGCTGGAATTCTAACCTGACATTATCCATTAAAAATCTTTCAGCGTATTTTCTTATTTCCTTGTGATTGACATTTTTTGCTTGTTTCGCCGCATTGACAAAATCCTGTAAAGTATTGCATCTAAATCCTATCTTCCCGTCCAGCACATCAGGAATCGTTCCCGGAAACACAGCAAAGTTAGTTGTAATTGGTGGAGTGCCTGATAGCATACTTTCAATATGCGTTCCCGCGAAACATTCCATATATTCTGTTGGCGTAAAAGTCGCGATTGCTTTTGCCATTAACTCTTTTCTTTGTTTAACATTCGCAAATCCTACATACTCCCAGTTGCCTTTTGGTATTTCAAAATCGGGATCTGTCGTTGCTGTTAAATTTCCGTTAGGCAAAACAACACCGCCTTGCCCGACAATTTTTAATTTCGCGCCGATTGCTTCACAGGTTTTGTATGCCGTTAAAATTCCTTTCCGTCTTATCATCCTGCCAATAAATAAATAATATTTTTCTTTTTTATCTGAGTATGTAAAATCTTTGGGATCAAAATAGTTGGGAATAACTCTGTCATAATAATTACCATTTACGCATTGTCTTGGGTGTTCGCTTCCGTATGTAAAATTTTGAATGTATGCGCTCTCAAACGCTCTAAAATTCATATAGCTTCCTCTGTAACCTATACCCGGCTCACAAGATAAATACAATTTTACAGCGTCTACAATCGGTTTAAAAAAATATCCCTGAGTGCATAAAAGAAAATCATCAGGTTTTTTTCTCTTGTTTATTTCGCTTATGCAATTAGCATAATATTTTAATGTTGATTGTTTTTTGGCTGTATTAAAATCGTGCTTAAAATCTGTATTCGTCCAATCATAGCCTATTTCAAATCTGTTATCTCCGTCTCCGTAGTCTTTACGAATGTCTTCTAACTTATGCGTTTCAACAAATTTTAAATTTTTGCTATTGCAATATTTTTCAACATTGCTCCCCTCGCTTCCATAAAAATAAACTGTGTGGCCTAAACTTGTAAGCATCTTCGCAAGTTTCAAATTCTTTTGCGTAAACGCACAAGACATATATTCTGTACTTTGTGGGAGATGAACCAATGATAATAAATGAAATCTAAATTTTTTCATAGTTGTTTCCTTTAAAAATTCCATAGTAGGCGCGTCCCACTGCTGGATATTGATTAAGTTGCTCTACTTTCCCAGTTCCGCCCAACCACCCATTTAATTTCTTTTCTGTTAAATTATGAATATGTCCTTCTGAAATCCCTTCGTCTATCCATTCAAAAATATGAATTACTTTGCTCATTCTTTTTGCATTACTTATTATTTTAGCAGGTTTTTCAGTATGTTGCAAGCAATTATAAATCAACGCAATATCATAATTCCCTTTTGTCAAATTCTCTGCTTTCATTTGCAAAAAACAAATCCCTGCTTCTGCATATCTCATTTTAATCCAGCCCGCATAATTAAGAGGATCAAGGACGATCCTTTCCTTTGCCTGCGACTTTAATAAAATTGACTGCTCGCCTCCGCCTATGTCTATAACTTTTTTGTCGCCAAAAAACCAGCCTATCTGATTAAAGTAGTCTGTCTTATAACAATCCAATCCCATTTTAGAAGCGTAAATATATTGCTTTGTTTCTTCATTATAAGTGCAAAATTGTTGCTTTTTGTGCCAAATCTTTTCAAAAATCTGGGCTTTTTTCCATTCAGTCATAAAATTAAATTATATTTTGAACAATGTTTGTTGCTCCGCCCGCCACAGTATAATCTATTTCTAAAATAGCGGCATCAGCTTGAGATTTTGCATAATCATATACATCAACTTTTTGTGCACCTCCTTGCTCTGTTGCTAATGCAGCAAATTTTATATTATTACTTGAAGCCCATCCTGTCCTATTTACTATTTCTTGAACAATATCTGTAACTGTAATAGTATTCCAACCTGTTGAAGATGGAGCCCAAGCTGTTTTAGCAGTTGTTTTAGTAATATTTCTTGGAGCTGCTGTTCCAGCCCCCCACGCTCCTGCATTATCAACATCATCAGCATAAATATATCCTTCAGGAGTAAAATTTATATTTTTTACTTGTAATTTCAAATTTGCTAAATCTATTGTTGCCCCTTGTGGAACTCCTATTGTTTGAAATCTAAAACCTAATCCTCTATAAGTAGATGGAGTGTTTATTGCAAATCCTGACATAGTGCTATTAGTATAATACCAACCATAATCACTTCCAAAGGAAAACATCTCGTTACCATCATCAGCATTATTAACTATAAGTTCTGTAATATCTGGCACATCAATTACAAGCGGATATTTTATCTTATCAACAAATTCTTTAATTCTTGTTTTTGAATCTTTTACCTGAATAGTCTGTTCAAAAAATGTTTCTTTTAAAATATAACTTTTTTTATTTTCAATTATCTGTTCATTCAATATTTCTTTTTTTAATCTAATTTTATCTCCATCTTCATCAATCCCTTTATGAATTGCGTTTATTTGTAAATTAATATCTTTATCTTCTTCAATTTCCCATTCCCATTCCTTTGAAACATTTGCATTTGCTATTTTTTTAAAAAATTGTATTCCAGCAGATTTTATATCTAAACGAATATCAAAATCTTGAATCACATTGCTCCAAACAATTTTGCTATTTACATCATCAACCACAGGATTAAGATTAAATTTACTTACTTGTTTATCACCAACAGATTTTAATTTTATTCTGACTATTCCTGATTGTTTAGAACTATATATAATTTCTAATCCGCTTTTTAAAATTTCCAAATTGTAAGGTGCTTTATTTATAACAAATTTATCTCCTTTATCTTCAAGAGTTAAATCAGTTTCTTTCCATTGTTCATTATCATTTTTTAAATCTTCCTTATAATGAATTGCTCCCATCATCTTTCGCAACTTAAACTTTCCTCCGCCCATTGCAAAAGTTTTAGAGCCTAATGTCCGTTTTTCAATAACTTCAACACTTCCTTTTGGTTTTTCTATTAAACTTGCTGGTTTCATATACCAATAGTTAAATCCTCTAACTTAAATCTATATAATTGAGGATTAACTATTGATATTGCCTTACTAACATCAATAGGCAATCCAAAATCTTTTAATTTAGTAAATTCTTTTAACGGATTATTTATTACATTTCTATATTGCAAAATAATTAAATCCATATCACTGCGAACATTTATCAAATCAATAGTGTCTTGCATTAACTCATCATATTGTTTTAATGTTGGCGGAGCTTGCGTATTAAAAAATGCTTCAAATGACTGTCTTATCTCCTCCGTATCTCTTTTCATAAAAACAATTTTATAATTTCCAGCACAAAATTTTGATATTCCGCCCCATAAACATTTTAATAACTTTCCCTCATACATTTTTGGAAATCCGTATTGTTGATATTCCGTTCTATCTAATTCGTAAAATCCGTTAAGATTTGGCTTATAATCTTTGTCGCCATGCTGTTCATTCATTTTATCTCTGTTGGGATTAAAAGCTGTTTCTAATCCCCCTGCTTCCAACGCGCTCATCATCATACTTGTTCCTGTCCGCATATAACCGCTAACAATAAAAGTTTTTTTAAAATTATTCATACAAATTTGGTTTATCAAAAGGATATTCTTCGCCCTCTTTTCCTCCCTCAATATATATAAATTTACAATCAATTATTTTTTTAATTTCTTTTCGCAATTCTCCATAAGGACAGATCGTCGCTATAATTATATTATGTCCTTGTTCGCTTAATACTTTTGCTAATTTTGCTATGCGGATATTTTGCGTTATTCTTCCTTTTCTTGATAAATCTAAATCCGTCCAAACTTCTCTCATTTTATTTCCGTCTAATAATATTGAATTGCTATAATTAAAAGACGGCTCTGCATTTTTGATTATATTAGCAAGCGTTGTTTTGCCTGCCTTTGTATTTCCTATGATCCAAGTAATCATATTTTTATACTGTGCAACTTAAAGTAATAACAATTTTTCCCGGCGTTCCGCTGACTGCCGAGATGTCTATCCAAAGCCAATTATTAGCGGCAAGAGAGCTATCAGCGAAAGATGTTGTTGTTTCTCCGTTGGTATCAGCTACCTGATCAGAGGACAATAAATTTGTTCCAGCTGAACCTATTGTTGAACGCTCTTCTATGTTAAATGTTACGGATGTTGCGGCAGTAACAAAACTATCAATTCTTGTGGCTGTATGGGCTTCTTTTAATCTCGGGCCAGGTATTCCTCCGACTGCCGGACTATCAATAACCCAACTAAATGTCCTGATATTAGAACCAGCCCCAGTATCTCCTTTTGCCCCCGCTGTTCCTGTATCTCCTTTGCCTCCGGCTGTTCCAGTGTCGCCTTGACTTCCTGCTGTCCCAGTATCGCCTTTCGCGCCAACGCTCCCTGTATCGCCAGCAATTCCTGTGTCCCCCTTATCTCCTGCCGTTCCTGTGTCCCCCTTTGCCCCTGTTATTCCTGTATCTCCCTTGTCGCCGGATGTTCCCGTGTCGCCTGCTATGCCTTGTTCTCCCTGACTGCCTGTCGCTCCTGTATCTCCTTTATCGCCTGCCGTCCCTGTATCTCCTGCATTTCCAGTATCGCCTTTTACGCCTGCAACCCCAGTATCTCCCGTTGTTCCAACGCCAGTATCACCTTGACTTCCAGTATCTCCTTTTGCCCCGGTGCTACCAGTTGAACCCGTATCGCCTTTGTCTCCAACGCCCGTGTCCCCTTGCGTTCCTGTGTCCCCCTTGCTCCCAACTGTCCCTGTGTCTCCTTTATCTCCCGATGTTCCCGTGTCACCCTGCACTCCCGTATCTCCCTGTTCTCCAACAGCCCCAGTATAAAGAGGTGTATGAATATGAGTAAGATGATTTGTCCCCTCAAAATAAATTGTTGTAGTTTTATCCGCCGATGCCGTTGTTGCAAAATAAATTTTGAAAACTATTCTATCGGTATTATTCAAATTATGGCTATTTACATCTGTTTTTTCTAAAGTATATTGAGCGACAGAAACACCAGTTAATTGGTGCGTATCTGTTTTTTCCCATAATAATGTTTCAACTCCGCCAGTCGTTCTTTTATAACATTTTATTTTTAGATAACTATCTCCAGTATCGCTATCTATTGATGCATAAATATGATTTGTCCATATCGCCGCTTCTATTAAAGTAATGCCGGGATCTCCGACAGGACTGGCAAATTCTTCTATTAAAATATCCCCGTCTGTATTTTTTCCAGTAGCCTGAGCCGTTGCTTCACCTCCAGACGGAATTGCTCTATCTGTTTTTTTATATCCGCTAATATCAGAAACGGTATTAAACATGTAATAAATAGCCCCTGAAGCATTAGCGCCAGTGTCTCCTTGCGAGCCAGTATCTCCTTTTGAACCAGCTGTGCCAGTGTCGCCGGTTGTTCCTGCTCCTGTGTCCCCCTGTGTCCCCGTGTCTCCCGTTGTCCCTGTATCCCCTTTTACACCTGAGCCAGTATCGCCCTGAGAACCAGTGTCTCCCTTATCTCCCGCATTTCCTGTATCTCCTTTCGCGCCAGCCACACCAGTGTCGCCTGTTGTTCCCGCGCCCGTATCTCCCTTGTCGCCTGTATCCCCTTTGTCGCCTATGTCGCCTGCCGTTCCAGTATCGCCTGCTATGCCTGTATCTCCTGTTATGCCAACGCCTGTGTCTCCTTTACTCCCAGTATCGCCCTTGTCGCCAGATATTCCTGTATCTCCCTTGTCGCCAGCAGTTCCCGTATCGCCCGTTGTTCCAGTTCCTGTATCGCCTTTTGCACCAGTATCGCCTTTCGCGCCGCTTGAACCCGTATCCCCTTTGTCGCCTGTACCAGTGTCGCCTTTGTCGCCAGTGTCTCCTTTTAATCCAGACGAACCAGTATCCCCTTTGTCTCCGCTTCCAGTGTCTCCCTTTGATCCAGTATCTCCCTTATCGCCTGTTGCACCCGTGTCTCCTTTGTCTCCCGTGCCAGTATCGCCTTTTAAATTATTCTCTAAACCGTGAGTAGCGTCCTTGTAATGCCCAGCCGTTAGAAGCATTTCAACTCTTGAATTTTTGGCGTGTGAAACGCCAGTTGTACTCTCTTTTTCTCTGACAACTGTTAAAGCGTCATCGGTCCGAGAAGTACACCACATAATTTCCATATTAGGATCATCGCTCGGATTAGGATAATTTTCGCTATCCCATACTGTAATAACAAAAACACCAGAAGAAGAAAATTCTGCCCCTTCCCCCGTGTTTAAATTCAAGGTGGTAGAATCAGCAGATAAAGGATCATCTGCCACCGTTCCTCTGGCATTATTTTTTATCTCAAATGTTGACATAATTCAAAACTTAATGGCTTGTTATTTTACCAGCAATGTTTGCACAACAAACCGCAGTTCCGTCAACTTCAACGCTTGCACTTTTATTAGCTGTTATCTGAATCGGTGTTTTGAATGTATGATGAAAAACGGTGTTTTGAATGTATGATGAAAAATGCCGTTATTTGTCGCGTCCACTCTGAATTGGGCTTGGAATTTTGTCACTGGTGTTCCCGCAGTGTCTTCAATAATTTTAATCTGTGCGTCCGGCTTATCAGATGATCCTATAATATCGGTTATTAAAATGCGTTTACCAGCGCCCGGCGCTGCTTGTGTCGCTGCGGCCGCAGACGCATGAGTATGCGTGACTGAAAATTTTTTAGTCATAATAATAGTGTTTAATCCCTGCTCCCCAAAAAAGAAAGCAGGGATATATTTTTATAAATCGTTTCCGTCTTCGGTGCTATTATCATTCCCTTCACGAGGTCTCTCTGATTTTTCTAATGCTTCAATCATCTGATTTTTATCCATTCCGTTAAAATCAATTTCTTTTGCTTCTAAAATAGAAATCAATTCATCCTCATTCATGTCTTTATATTCTCTCACTTTATCTTCCTCGTCATCGTCTTTGCCAGAATTTTCCGATTCTCCATCCTCATCTTTTTTTTTCTCCTCTTCGTTTTTCTTATTCGCGTCTTGAACGCGAGACTCAACCTTTTCCTCTTCTTCTTCTTTTTCTTTTGTAGGATCAATAATAACGCCGTCCCTAATTAATGGCTGAGCAATGTCTGCGTCTAATTCAATCTCTGAATCGGGCGCATAATCTTTGCCATTATGTTTAAGGTTTGTTTGTACTTTGTAATTTTTCATACTTTATATATTTAATGGATTAATTAGTCACTAATAACATATTCCACATAAAGCACAAGTTTTCCTGCGGTCAATGCTTGTACGGCCACAGTCGCAATCAATTCTCTCTCGGCAGTCAATTTAATTTGACTGGCCGCTATTAAAGCAGCGACTTCTATTGCTGTGTCATGAGCGCTGTCTGCGCCAAGAACTGGGCTACCCGGCAAACACCCTCTCGCTCCTGCATCGTAAACTCCCGGATCAGCAGCACTAATTGCTATTGCCGCGACAAGATCGTTAGCGCCTTGAACTTTCAATGCAATCGTTCCCGAATCGTCAGCTGTAGTGAATGTTGTAATAACATCATACCAAGCGCGGATAACAATCGCATTATCAGGCAGATAGACTCCTAATCCGTGAGCGGCTATGGTTTTATTTGAAACGCCGGAACTATCGTTTGCTCCCGTATCAAAAGTCGCTACAGCAATTTTTGGAACAGTCAAACCGTCTTTTTTAGTAACGGTTCCCCTCTTCACAAAAAAGTCTATACCTGATATTCGTTTAAATAATTTGTTGAATACCATATATGTTTTATTTAAAATTATTAAGTAGGGAGGGACGGTATGCCCCTCCCCATAAATTTAGGCTATAGCATCTTTGATTAAGTAAGCCGCCAACACTGTGACTGCTTGCTGATCATAGTACATATCGCCGATTCGAACATAGGTACCTCTTCTGTCTTCTTCATCTGTTCCTCTCAATTTCTCAACTTTCTTTTTCTTCCAAGTATAAGTCATTCCGAATGTTACCATTTTTTTAGCAATCTTCGGAGCGATATAAACTAACCACGCATGCTTGCCCCAGATATAACTCATGCTATCAGTTTGTCCTTCTGTAGCTGAATTATATCCAGCCGCGCCAATAAGCACATAATCAACATCAAACAATTCTTTCAAAAGGTCAATAGTGATTACGCCTTTTTGGCTATATTTGACACGGTCAAGTAAATCTGGATGGTGTTTTAATTTATCGTATACTTGTTTTCCTAAAATCAACACATTCGGTTTTCTAAAAATAGAAGCGTGAACGGTTGCTTTAGCTGTTTCAATATCAGTGAACGGATCTGAATTTAAGAAATCGCTCCACTGGGTAGTTCCTGACAAAGTTGTATTCTGAGTTAAATTTCCTGTAGCTGCCATGTAATCTGCCAGAGCCTTCTCCTTTGAAACTAACAACATATCAGTTGCGTTCTCTGTCGCGTCAATAAGCGGACTTGTCGGAGTGATCGCATTATCGGTATCTTCGTCCGTGACGAATTGTCTCAATGCGTGATCATCGCAAAAATACGCTGATCCAGTAGTTAAACTAAGTGTTACTTCGTTTGAGTTAGAACCCGCTGCTCTCAATGTATCGTTGATTCTAAATCTTTCTTTGTCGTATACAAAATGTTTTCCACTTTGTTTTTTAACTTTAAATTCTGGGAAGATTTTATCAGCAATATAAGCTTCGTTGCTATAAGCAACAGCTACATTGGTTAACATTGGATCTACTCCTAAATATTTATTAGCCATATTTGTAAGGTTAGATTAAATTAAATTTACGCTGCAGATAAAGTGAAAATACTTAATTGTATCTCAATAATATCGCCAGCTGCTCCAGCTGTTTCTAAAGCTCTGCCGATTACAACATCTTTATCGGTTGTTGTGGTTACTGCTTTCCCTGCTCCTTCTGTAGTCACTAATGCTCCGATTGCAATAGCTGCGCTTGCTATAACTTTTGTAGTTCCGTTAAATCTATAACGAGCTGCTTGACCTGATTCAGGAGTATTCTGCAATACACCGACTAAAAAGTCAGTCGCGCTTTCTGCAATTTCTAAATCTCCAGAAGCATCTAATTGCATAATATAAAATTGTTTTGCGCTTAGGTTTTCTCCTGCTAATAATGTTTTTTCATTATTAATTGTTGATTGACTCATATAAGTAATCGTTAAATGAATTAGTTTTTAAGCGTAAGCTTCATTATATTTTTCTGCGAACGCTGTGTCTGCTTCAAATATCTGGCGTACTGCGTCAGAATACTTAAGCGCTGAATCTTTTTCTTGCAATTTGCTAACTTTTATACTCAACTCTTTAGCAATTCCGTTAGCACTATCGTCTTCGCCCATATCGCCTATCTCTCCAAACATACTAACTTTTGGAAGAGATTTTACAATCTCTCTAAAAATTGTTAACTGTTCGGATTTTAAACTAAGCATAAGTTTAACCACTGCATCCTTAGTTTTTGGAAGTATTTTGCCTTCACGGTTCTGCTCGTTGAAAACAAATTTTTCCGCTTCGTTTTTAAAATTGGTTTCTCGCAACTCTGCGAATGCCTCTGCTCCTTTATCTGCTTTTTCTTGAAGTGCTTTAAATTCAGATGCTTTGACTGTGACATTTTTCTCACTGCCTTCTACTTTTCCGTCGCCTTCTTTTTCTTCTCCACCTTTATCGCCTTCATCGCCTTCTTTATTCTCTCCGCCTTCTTCTCCGCCTTCGTCTTTATCATCTCCGCCTTCTTTTTCCCCACCTTCGTTATTTTCTCCACCCTCTTTATTTTCTTCGCTTTCATTTTCTTCGCTTTCTTTTTCTGGAGCCAAATCTTCAGCAAACTTACGAAGATTTTCTGAACTGAGTTCACTCATTTTACTTTGAAGATATTTTTTTTCTTCTGCATTTAATGAACCAGCTTCTTTTTTTAGAATGTCTTTTAAATTCATATAAGTATTATTAAATTGATTAATTATTGATTTTTCACTAAACACGATCTGTTTCAAGTCTTTAAAATAAGGCTTGTTTGTCAGCGCTCCGCCGACAAGTACATTCGTATAAACTTCTTGTGTCTCCGGATCCTCGTATACACGATAGAATTCAGGGCTGAAGTATTTATATTTCTTTTTGGAGAGGAGCTCTTTGCCTTCCTCTGTCCATTCTACTTTAGCCCAAAGGCCACCTTCTTTAGCAGTGAGTTTTTTAAACCAACCGATTGCCGGTTTCTCATCGCTAACTTCGTGACCTTCCGTGATTGGAATATCACGACGAACCTTTGCTTTGAAGTTTTCTACAAATTGTTTAATATCGCGATTAGTTATTTTTATTTTACCATATTGAGTGTGTTCCCACTCCCCTAACGGAACAATATGTATTTCAGAAGGGATTCCCTTTTCCGCAAAACAGATAGGGAATGATATTGGCAATTTTAAATTTTCTTGTTTTTCTTTTTTCATAAAATTATTATAACATTAAAATTAAATCAATACAAATTATTTTTCCTTTTTAATAAATCTATTTGCTAAACTGCTTTTTTTAACTATCGGTTTCTTCGGTTGCTTTATTTCGTTTAAAGCATCCCCCAGTTTAGCTTGTAATGATTTTGGCACTCCTGCTATGGTTGGCTTATCTTCTTCGTCTTGTAATATCTCGACCCATATCCCTCTACAGTTTGTATGGAATATCCCCTGTCGCGCGATCGGATCATCCATTTTTACAATTCTGCCGTCCATACTCAAACAAAAATTACAAGTCCTCATATCTAATATCTCCGATCTTTGCAATGCGTATATTTTAGCAGCGTGCTTTTTAAATGCCTGCCTCCGCCCAATGTTTAGCTGTCCCGCGAGTACCGTCCCTTTTGTCGTCCTGACTAACTGATCTATTTTTTTGGCTATTGCTACATCCACCGCTCCTGTCACTTGCGCTGGCGGCCTGCCTTTTTCTAATTGATTGATCAATTCTTTTTTTGCTTCAAACACCAAATCGTCAACATGCTTCGTCGCTATCGCGTCTGCCATTAAATCAAGCTGTTTCATATCGTCAGTTGCGTTAGCTGGCGCGCCTACTCCCATTTCACGCGCCGCATTATTTTTGCCATACTCATAGGCAGATTTCATATAATTTTTGAGCGTCATTCTATATTCTGATTTTAACTTAATACTTAATTCTTTAATTTTGGCAATATCTTTTTTTCTGACTGCGTCTGATAGCTGGCTGGTATATTTATTTTTTGCCTCTGTTAATATCTCAGTGGTTTCTTTGGAAAAAGCTGCTTCGCTCTTATCAAGCATATTATTTAAACCATTAAAATTTACTTTCTTTTCGGCAAAGGTCAGCGCTCTCCAACTTTTAAAATCATTCTGTTGCTGAAATATCAAGCGTTTAATCTCTTTATACTTCTCACTTAATATCGCATTGACTTCGTTAAAAAAATTAGTATCTGAATCAATAGTTTTTATCTTCTCAATGGTCTGGCTAATAAAATTTATCTGCTCGGTCATTTTCAAATTACTAATTTTATTTTCTATGCTTGCCCTGATTGTTGCTTTATCGCCTATATCTATAACTCTTTTTTTTTTAAACTTATTCAGGGTTTCTGATAAGCCAATGTCATCGGTTATGTCATCTTTATTTTTTTTATCAACTTTTTTTTTATCCTTTTTATCGTCTATCTCCTCATCCTCCTCGCGCTCAGGCAATCCTAACATTTCACGGAAGTATTGCTCATCATTCTCGCCCGGCTTAATTGCGCCACTCTGAGTCAATCTTTGGTATGCTGTTGATAACCCTTCAACATCTGCCCTGCTAATTCCCGCATAGGATAATAACGGATATCCATTTTTAAGATTATCAAAATTTAAATCCACTAACTGAGGAATAGCATATTTATTAAATACATCTATAATCTGATTTGCTACCGCTTCAAGCGACTGTAAAAATAATTCACTCTGGTCTTGGCTTAATGCCCGTGATCCAACCGTTCCCGCGCCGAGTTCTAAAAATTGAGCAAGGACAGCTTTTACTATCTCCCTGTTGTGATGAGAGATTGAACTTTTTGGGTCTCTGATGGTATTACCTTTCATATCCATAAATTCAATTTCGTAATCTGATGGCTCTATGATATACGCTTGCTCATGCGCGCGCAAATTCTTTAAAATCTTTTCAGCTTGTGCTTCGTCTTTAGGAGTATATCCTTCTGGCATTTTTGCTTTTGGAACTCCTATCGCTTGCCTTTCAAAACCGATTGCTTCAATTTTATAAAAATTATTTTTGTAATACCAATGTTTATAAGAAGCTCTCAAAATAGAATTTCCCCACCAATTATCTCCTTCCTTTTCATTTACAAAAACACACAATTTATCCATTGGTATGCTGACTAATTCTCCACCTGAAGTCATCTGTTGGATTCCGTTATTTCCATCTTCGGTTTGCCAGTTATGAATACTCTTAGGCATTCGCGGAGCGAGTTTGCGCCAAACAATACGCATCTTCCCATTTACTTCTTTTGTGTCAAATACTTTTTCAAAAACCATAACACCATACGGCATCATTAAAAGTGCTTGACGCAAAAGGTCAGCCCATGTAATTGTCATATATTCAAAAAGCGCGGCATTAATAAAATCCGCGACTTCTTTATCTTGGTCGTCTTCACTGGCAGGTTGAATAAACCAGTTAGCGCGCCTGATTGGCAGAGAGGTTACTAAAATAGAAGCCTTGACTGTGGCGTCTGATTTTCTCATTTCGTCATACTTCTCTATTCCCTCTGTCCCCTGCAATGTAGTATTATAATCCTCAGTTATAACTCCGTGAGTTATCTCTATCCCTGTGTCGCCTATTTCCTCTTTGCTTGCCCCTTTTATTTTTTGTGGTTCAGCGGCTTTTTGTTTGCCAGCTGTAATTTCCAGTCCGAGTATTTTCATAAATTTTTATTTTAAAATTGTTTTTTCATTAATCCGCCTGTGATAGTTTTCTGTTCCTCTATATTCTTTGCTTGTTTTAATTTTTCTGCATGCTTAGTCAATGGCCAGTGCTGTAAAGCGCACATTAACGAATCTGGTATATGATCATCTTTTTTAACTGGCTTGTCACTCCCTTCTTGATAGCGGTATCTTTTAAGTTGCCACTTAGCTTCAATCAATCGTTTAGGTATTTTAATCTTTGCTCTCTCAAAATAAGCGCGAAGATTTCCAACCATACCGTCTTTTTCTTTTCCGAATACTACTTCAATAACCGCACATCGCAATCCAGCTTTTTTCAATGCATTTTTTAAATCTGCGTTTTCAAACTTTCCAGCCGAGTCGGCATATATAAATCTGTGTCCGCTTTCCTTTACTCTCTTGACAACATACTTAATTATTATTTCACTTCTAACTTGAGTAAAATTTTTATTCTCTATAAGAATTTTAATACCATCGCGCCACTTCATTAAATCTGTAACTGAGGTCATTGAGCTGAAGCCCCAGTCAATTCCTATTATCCGTTCTGCGTCTTTAATTATATTATACACCTTTTCTATTTTGTCGTCAAAAATTGAAGCCTCCACATCCTCCGGTTTCAATACCAGCCCAGCCGCGCTCGGCCTGTTTCCCATGTATTCTACTAAAAACCAATCAAGCGTCGGCTTCTCTCTCCACGCCTGAATAATATTATCAATCGGTATCCAACCCTCATTGTCGCCAACCCTTCCCTTTGCCAATTTTTTTAATTTTTGCAAATCTGGTATCTCCTCATTCAATGTCGGATCATTCCATATCCTAAAATCAAAGGATTGTACTATATCAAATATATCCCAGCTGAACCGAACATAGCCGAGTTCGTCGGCTTTGTCCCATGTCTCCTGAAAAATACCAAATATCTTATGGAATGTACTGGTCATTATTACCAGCTGGTTTTGGCTGGTATTAACCATTGGCAATGCGTCTTTTATCAATTCATCTTTTGTCTCACAAACCTCATCAGCCATCAGGACATCTGGATGAGGACCGCGAATCTGTTTCGTTGACGCAGTCACGCATTTAAAATAATTTCTATCTTTAGTTTTGGTTTCGCTGATTGTTGGCTCGCCTTTTAAATAATCTAAAATAACAGGATCAAGGTAGCAGTATTCTGTAAAATAATTATAAACAATTTTTGCCTGCGCTTCCGCGCCACCCATATCTATAACTGATCTATCTTTAAAAAACCAAAGACAAAAACCGAGCGCAGATAGGAATTTACTTTTCCCCCCGCCTCTCGGTCCCTTGATTATTATTCTCTTTGTTTTGCCCGTCCACGCTGTCGCAAACATTCTCTTGAATATCTTCGGCCACTTCATTGTCGGCACTCTTGTCTTCATGAAGCTTATCGGTTTGTGTTGGTTTAATTTTTTCAGATCCACATTCGTCCTTTCCTTCCATTTTTCCACTTTCGCTATTGTCTCCTTTGGTGTGAGCGATTTCGTTTGCTTCAATAATAATTTTGTTGACTGTGTCATAAAATTGTTGTTGTTTATTTTCTGGCAAAACTTTAATTAAAGTTAGCAAATCTTCTTTTGTAAATTCTTGAACCTGTTTAACGATTTGAGTTTTATCCCATCCTAAAAAATAACTTAGCCACAGCTCTATTGAATACGGATTTCCCTTGACGCAAGAATTCCGCCAACCTGCGAAAACTGAACCTGTATGTTCTCTCCCCCAGTCGTCTCTAATCTTTTGTATCCGTTTATCAAAGTCATCCCGCTTTTTCCAATCTGATAAAGTATCAGGATGCACATCATATTTCATAGCAAATTGAGCTTGTGTCTTACATCCATATATTTCCTCGCGCTCATTCATAGGCAAAGCAAACCATTGAATAAATTTAAAATACTCGCTTGACTTGTATGGTTCATTCTCGGTTTTTATAGGTGGTTGTTTATCACTCATTTTTCTAAAATTAGTTTATTTAAAAACATTCTCTTCTCTATGTTTATATTATATAAAATTCCGATTAACTTTGCAAGTATTTTTAAAATCGGATTTTATAAATCAAGAATTTTCGCAGGATCCATTGTTATGTCTACTAACTCCTGTGTTCTCTTCTCTATTCTTTTTTCATTCTCTTTTAATTCTGCTCTCCTCGCTTCTTGCTTTTTTTTGCGTCTTCGCTTCCAGCGCGTACTTCTTTTTTTTAACATACCCATTCTAAAATTTCCTTTGCTCTATTCTCTATCACTTCGTCTTTTGTTTTATGCATCCTTTCTAAATCTTTTGTATCTCTCAATAGACTTCTTAATGTTCCCTCTATAAATCTTAATTTTCTTTTTTCTGCTTCCGCTTTTTTTGTTTTGCCAAATAACATAAATTTTATTTTAAATTAAATTATAAACTTTTATACTTTCAATATCATATCCATTAAAAGATTCATCTTTTTTTATTGCTCCTTTTTCTTTTAATTCATCAAATTCTTTTTTTTGTTTTTGAACCCAATCAAAAAATAAATCAATCGCTTTTTTTGTTGCTTCAATTTTATTATTATAATTAGTTCCCCGAATAATAATTGTTTTTTCATCATTAAAGATGAAAACTAAATCTAAATTTCCCATAAATTTTATTTTAATTAATT